GTTACCCACGACTGATTGGCACGTCCGTAGACATAGCCATCGTCAGGAGCTTCCTCGATGCCGCTGGGTGGAATGACGATGCTCGCCCACGCCGCGTTCTGGCGAGCGTACTGGTTACCGTCGACAGGCGCTTCCTCGATGCCGCTTGGTGGAATGACGATGGTCGACCACGCAGCGTCCTGACGGGCGTACTGATTGCCGTCGACCGGCGCCTCGTCGATGCCGCCTCCGCCTCCGCCGCCTGCCGGGGGAACACCCTTCACCAGCCAGCGCGGCGTCTTGTAGATGTAAGTCTGGCCGCCGACGGGCGGCGTGTACTCGTCGTCGTCAATCGGATTAGCGGGGAAATCGTAGCTCATCAGACAGCCGTCACTTTTCTGGTTGTTCCGCCAAGCCGGAAATAAAGCCCGTCCGACTGCATCCAGACATCACCATCGACGGGCGAAGGAGGCGCTGCACCGACAGGGAGGTTAAGCACACCGGAAGCGATGGAAAGCGCGCGCCTGCCCACCCCGCTGCTGGTCGAGGAAAGCGTCGACACGGCAGTGACGCCGCCAGCGCCGATGGCAATCGGACCGTCGAACGTATATGTCCCGCCGCCGGTAATGACGGGAGAACCGATAGTATCGCTACGTGGCGTGATCGACAGCGCCTGCCCGTGCGGCGGCGCTGCACGAATGGTGAAAGTGCCGTTCTGCACCGTGGTGTCGTGTCCGAGCACCACCTGACCACCCTTCTTCAGAGCCATCACCACGGTGTCGCTCACAGTCAGCGCACTGTCCTTCAACAGCTTGCCTGTCGTACCGCTAAAGCGCGCAAGCGCGTCGGCTGTCGCACTGGCAGGCCCAACGACATCGCCGCTGCTACCACTCGTGACAACCGACCAATTCGCCGACTGCCGGGCATACTGCTGCCCATCGAGCGGTGCCTCGGGAATACCGCCCCCACCACCTTCTCCTTCCGGCAGGGCACCGACATGTGTCGGCACCCACTGCAGGGAATTACCGTCGTTGTAGTAGATGAAGCTGTTGCCGGTATCCGACTCCCACCATGTCTGGCCGACGACCGGCGAAGCTGGCGGACCGTCGCCGATATACATGATCTGGCCGCCGGTCGGTCCCGGCACGCCCTGAACACCTTGCGGTCCCGGCGGGCCGGGCACTGTCGAGGCAGCGCCGGTATCACCGGTATCACCCTTGACGCCCTGCGGTCCCTGAATGCCCTGTATGCCTTGGTCGCCCTTGTCACCCTTGTCGCCCTTCACGCCCTGTGGCCCTTGCGGACCAGGTACGGTGCTGTCGGCGCCGGTATCGCCTTTCGGTCCCTGAGATCCCTGCGGACCCTGAATACCGGGATACCCCTGTGGACCGGTCGGACCGGGTATGCCCTGCGGGCCAGGATTGCCTTGTGGCCCGGTACTGCCTTGCGGACCAGTGGCTCCCGGCGGGCCGGGCACCGTACTGTCGGCGCCGGTCGCTCCCTGAGGTCCTTGCGGACCAGTCTCGCCGGGAGGTCCTTGCGGGCCGACTTCTCCCTGCGGACCCTGCGCCCCGGCGTGAGCAAGGAAATCCATCGTCGCAGCGGTTAGCCGATTGCTTACCGTCGCACCCACCGCAAACGATTGTGCGGGAGTGTCTTCCTGTCCGCGCTGCACGGTGAGGATGTCGCCGGTACGCCCCGTGCAGTTGCAGATTTCGATCTGGCCGGACCGACGATCCTCGATGGTGATCGTAAACAGCTCGCCGCTGACCGGCGCGGGAAACTTGTCGCCGTCGCCATCCTCGACACGGATAGACGTCGTCACGGCGTCAATCGGACCATATAGCCGTGACGACGCGTTGTTGGAGAACAGCATCATGGTCATCAGCTGGTGACCTTCACTCCGATGTTGTCCTGCTTGACCTGACCGGCGTCGGTCCTGACCACCATCTGCAGGATGTAGCTGGTGTTAACGATGCCACCGGAAACGAACATCATCAGGCGCTTGTGCTCGGCGTCGGGATAGCTGGTCGCCACCACGATGGGCGCGGTCTCGGTGTATGGCGAAACCGTGACCTGGAAATCGGTGAGTGTCTCGTTCTCCTCGAGCCAGCAATGGTAGTCGAGATAGAGCCGCCTGCGCTCGAGCGACGTCTTCCAGTAGGTCTTCATCGGCATCGCGGTCATTGTTTTTTCCTTACAACCTGGCCTCGCGGCTCACGCGACAGCAGCAATGTGCCGCTGGTGCCGGGCGCTGACTGGTCCGGCCAGTCCGTCCTGATGGGAATTTCCCGCCTCTGGTACGGCAGCGTCAACGTATTGTTCTGCTCCGGGATGAGCTGCGTGCCCCACTTCTCGTTAAAAGACAGCAGATTGTCCTGCCATGGGATGCTCATCTCCCACAGATCGTAAGCGAGAGTGTAATCGGCGCACTCATTGTCGAATGCTTCGAGCATTTCCTCGCTGACAATGAGCGGCGTCAGCCCGACAAACGTATCGAAAAGCACTGGCCAGATCGGCCAGTTGGTGCCGGCGCCGTCGACCTCGTCGCCATTGTTGTCGTCGGCATTGAAGCCGCAGGGGAGGATCGGATGGTTCATGGCCGGAACCACCCCCGCGACTGCAGCCAGTCAGGCTGCACGACGAGATCCAGGCCGTTAGGCACGAACGGCAGCTCTTCGGCATTGTCGATGTAGAGCAATAACTCGGCCGACGACTGCGCGCCGACATGCTTGACCATTGTGAACCATGTCACATCCGGCCCGATGGGAACGTCGGGGATCAGTACGGGATTGGTTTGCGCGGTGCCGTCCGGCGTCACCGTCTGGTAAGTGATCGGTTGCGAATAGCCGAGCAGCGTATTGCGGAAGGTTATGTGGTCGAGAATTTTATCGGTTGGGACGAAGGTCGGAGTACCGCCCCATGCGGCGAGACGCAGAGGGATCGCCGTCCAGTCCAGTCCGGCGGTGAGGAGCTTGTATCGGGCGTCGTCGTAGATGTTGTTCATTCCACCGCCCGGTCGTACCCAGTACGACCCCTATGTCCAGCCGCCCCTAGGGAACCGCCATCCGGGCTGCCCCCATGTAAATCCTTTCGGCACCTCCTGCTTGCGATAGCCCATCTGGTTCCTGAACCGCTTGGCGTGATACTGCGCCAGCGTGGTGTCGGTCCATGGCTTGCTTTTCATCCCAAAGAGCCTGGCCTGCGTGCCGTCCAGCCATTCCTGAAAGTACATCTCCCACATCCATTCCGGTACGTCCCAGTCGCCGCAGTCAGCCTCGAGACAGCTCCTCGAGACCGACAGGACGATCTGCGCCATCAGCGGATATGCAGTCTGCGGAGGACCGGTGACGCCCGTGACGGTGATGTAATTTGGCCGGTAGATCGCCCACGTAAAGAGATCATTCTGGTCGATGTCGGATGTGTCGAAAGGGATGATCGCGTCGCCGTCGGGCAGCAATTCCGAATAGTCGAGAGTACCCAGTGAAGACTGGGTGATGCCAGTGACGCCGGCCGGCGTCACTGGCATGTTGTTATGCCTGGCCCACATCACCCTGACCATGGTGGCGCTGGGCGGCGTCGGCACCGGATAGTCGCGCTGTCCCTCGACCAGCTCGATGGGTATCTCCTGCTGCCATGCCGAGGTGCGCCGCAGGAATTCATCCATGATGTTGAACAGTTGCAGCTCGATCACCGGGTCGGTGACGCCCGGCACGTTGATCTTGATCGTCTGCAGTATTCTGTCTGTAGCTGCGCAAGTCATGAGGCCACCGTCAGCAGCTGTGCAGTTAACCTGCCCATCAGCGCCGAGGCGCGCTGATCGACAGTCGGCTCGTCGTCACGTAGCTGCGCCCGCCCGACGATGTAGTAAACCAGCGACGGACGGTACATCGGGTCCATGGTAATCGGCGTCGCCATGGTAATCGACGCTGGATCGATCCACGGAACTTCAAACAGCGGCAAGAACAGATCGGCCCGCAAGCGTCGTGCTTCGAGCAGGCCGATATTCAGCGCGTCAACGAGGTCCTCGTCGGGATAGCGATAAGGCACCCGTTCGTCCTGAAGGAGGCGACGTGCCTCCTCCAGGTATTGCCCAACGGTATCAAGCGCTGGCATCGGCTCATCCGGGAGTTACGATGGCCTGGGCGAGCGCCTTTCCGTCAAGCACCTTGAAGCCGTAGACCTGCAGCCCACGGAGCAGAGTGCCGAAGGTCATCTCGCTTCTCAGGGTCTCGACCTTGTTGATCTGGCTGGCGAAGCTGAGCGCATGCTGCGTTCCCGCATAAATCGCCCACTCACCGGCCGCCAGACCGGCGGCAGTGCCACCCGGCAGCAGGTTGGACACGTAGATCGTGAACCGGTCCACCATGCCCAATCTGCCGTTCCGCAGGATCGAGGTGCCGTCCCCGGTGAGCGACGCATCGCGCAGCTCGGACATCTTGATCTGCGAAGCCACCCATGCCGGGATTACCACCCAGCGCCCGGTCTCGGGGATGTTCTGCTCGTCCAGCACCTGTCCAAGACGCACCAGCAGATCGACGATTTCCACCTTGCCGGCAGTCCCGGCCGGGTTGCGGGCGACGATCTGGACCGGCGTGCCGGTGACACCGAGGTTGACGCCGGCTCCGGGCGGCGTTGCCGTCGAACCGGAAATGGCGCCTGCCGCAGTACCGCGATTGGCGGCATCTGCGTCTCCAAGAAGCTCAACCAGAACTTCCCGGTCGATGACGATCTTGAATTGCTGCGCGGCGTCATCGGACCACATGTTCATCATGTTGAGATCTGACTGGATCTCGTACACGTCATCGAGAATGAGGTTGAAATATTTGCCCCGGTCGATCGGCATCTCGATGATGTTCGAGGATGGACGCTCAATCGAGAGCAGGCCGTCGGCGAGGTAGGTCTTGATGGTGATCGTGGGCTTGGTCCTGATGACGACCTTATCGCCCTTATTCTTCAGTTCACCTTCGTAGTCGGTGTTGCTGATCGCTGCCAGCACGGTCGACGCGTAGAACTTCTCGATCAGCTTGGTCGACCACAGCGTAGGGATGAACGTCCCCGAATAGGGGGGCGTCGGTGTCGTTGACCCAGTGGGGTAGATTGGCGGCGTAGTGCCAGCACCCGCAACGGGATACGTTGCCAGTGGCGTGATAGTTGTCATTGCGAACCCTCAGTGCGCGTTAGCGTTACTGTGTGATCCGCCCTTCATGTTGAGCCTGGAAGATGTCGCGCTCGATTGCATCTGCATCCGCTTCGCGGCCCCGATACTTTCCGGTGCGCTTATCTGCCATGAATTTCTCAATCCAGGCGGGAGTGTAGATGGGCTTATCGGGCGGCAATGCCTGCGGCGCCGATCTGGCTCTACCGGGTGCCGCGAAGCTCTCAAGGGAGGGTTTCCCGCTGCCGCTGCCATTGGCAGGAGGGGGCGCTGATGACCCTGGGCTTGAGGTGTTCTGCGGGAGGCCGGTAGCCTCAGCAAGAAATCCCCGGAAAAAATTAATCACACGTCCGGTCTCGTGTCTAGAGAATGCCTCGGTCAGCATGTCGTGGCGGATGCGACCGGAGAACGGATCTGGAACCTGCAGCCACGATTTGAACTGTTCGGAGTGATTTATCGCCCGCCAGTCGGGCACATTGTCGGCCAGCCCGGCGTAAAGCTCCTGCACGGCCGACCGCTCCATCACCGTGCCGACGCCCTCAAGCCGTCCTTCGATACGTTGCAGACGCTCGGCGAGGCTTTCGAATTCCGGCTGAAGTTCTTCACGCGACTTCTTGCCGACCACCTGAAGAAACTCATCGCCGTAGTCGTTCAGTTCCTGTTCGGAAAGCAGCCGCTCATAGGTTTTGGGCGCCGGAGCGTCCATTTTCTGTTCTTCGGCACCCTTGATCTTCAGTGTAGCGACCAGTTCCTCAAGCTGACCGAGGCGTTCATTGAGCGTCATATTGGTACGGGTCGCCTGCTCCAGGCGTCCTTGCTGGGAGCGGAACCGCTGTTCCCAGCTTTGGCCGTCATCCTCAGCCGGAGGGGACGCCTCCGGCTGAGGGGGCTGCCCTTCCAGATCCCCTTCAGGGGGCGCAGCCTCCGTCGCTCCCTCGGGAGCGGCGGGTGGGGCCGTGTCAGCCGGCTTCTGGTTCATCTGAGCGAGTAGCGCCTCGGCTTCCTCGACCTGTTTCTTGACCTGTTTTGGCAGCTCGGGCGTGTAGTCGCGCTGCTGCTCAAGAGTTTCGGTTTCTTTCTTGGCCATAATGGGTTTTCCCTATGTGCTCGTGCAGCGTCGGTGCTTCCTGCAGCGTCTGCACCAGCTCCTGCATCGCTATCGCCATGCCTTGTGCCCTGAGCAGCATCGCCGGGTCGCAGCGCGCCATTGCCTGCGTCGTCTCCGCCGAGTGCTGGCGCATCGCATGGAGGAACTGATCCCACAATTCAGGGGATATGGCACGCAAACTCATCGCGGCCGAGACGATTTTCTCGCGGCTCATCTGTCCTTCCGGGGATTGTACTGCAGGTTCCTTAGGATGTTGGACGTCGGCTCCAGCGGCAGCGTCGGCACGCCCTTGGAGTAGTCGAGCAGCGTGCGCGGCGACTTGACGACGTCATTGAGCGCACCTCTGGTGGGCAGCATCCTGGTCTGTTTCTTGCCCTTGCGGATCATTTCTTCAGCTTCTTCACCTCACCCGGCTCGAGCCGGGCCGACGGCTTGTTGGTGACGCCACTGCCGAATTCCCTGATGGCCTCGATGTCGGAAAACATGTAGGGCGCGATGTTGACGCCTGACGAACCGCCGCCTTTACCCCCCTTGGCGTACTCGGTACGACCGCCTCCTCCAGTGGCCTTGCTGGCCTTGGCGTCTTTCATCGCCGGAGAGCGGGCGATCTTTGGCGCGTCGCCCTTGTGGGCGAGATCGTAGCTGCGCTGGTAAGACAGCCTCGAGACGCCCTGCCCGGTGGATTTGGGTATTCTGGCGCGCGGTGCCCTAGCCAAGCGACAGGTCTCCTTTCTCCAGCAGTCTCCGTTTGTAGCGCTCGATCAGCCACATGACGGTGCCGCCATCGGCTATCGAGCAGTCGGAGAACTCCATGTCTTCGTTGTCATAGCCAATGACAATGACCGCAGAACATTTGCCGATATGACGCTCAAGCACACGGTCGGGGTCACTGTTGAGGCTGGTGACGATGCCAGACTCGATGACCTCGCCCATCAGCTTTGGCTCGACCGGCCCGACTTCTGCGGCTTCACCGCGCTGAACGAGTGCATCTTGCCCGACGGCCCGCCTTTGGGGAACGGCGCACCCTTGCCGGCATGCGGAGTGACCGCAGTCGAGTCGGCCTTCTGCGGCCCGGCGCCGGAGAACTTGTGCATCTTGCCGGATGGACCGGGCTGCACCTTGAACTTGCCGGCTGACTTGGACGAGGATTTCTTGCTCGGCATGGCTTTCTCCTACTTCGAGGCAATGAGAGGGGATTTGGTTCTGGGTTTCAGTCTGGGGCCTTTGGCGTTTTTGGGCAAATCACCGACGATCACCTTGCCCAGCTTGGTCGGCTTGCCGGCCTCCCAGTCGGTGATGCCACCCTGCTGGAACTTCTTCGCGGATTTCCTAGCCATCGCTGATCCCCTAGATCTCCTGTGACTTGCGCCGTGGACGTCGGCGCTGCTCGATTGGCGCTGTCCGCTTCCGCATCTGCGGTATCAGTCCCTTACCAGGATCTTGCGGCGGCGACAGCTTTTGCTTGAAGCCAGGCCACGCCATGCCTTTTGGCAGTGGTTCGTCGCCCAGATCCTTGTTCCAGTCGTGCGGCCTGTCGAACCACTCGTTGGCGTACTTGTAGCTCTTGTTGTCGTGCCTGGTCACTTTCACCATCACGCCGGTCCCTGTGCCGGATTGACCGAGGGGGCGGCGCCAGGCGGACGGCCGGGGGTAGGTCCGACTACATTAGTCTGCGGCCCCTGCGGCGCAGATGGAGGGGCGCCGGGAGCTGCAGGTCCGCCCGGCGCTCCACCGGGCGGTGCGCCAGGCCCACCGGGCGCTCCACCCATCTGCGCCTTGAGCACGTCTTCCGGCGGCACGATTTCCTCGCCCTCGAGGCCGATGCCGTTGGACACCGCGCGCAGCACGTTGGCGCGGCCGGGAATGCCCATGATCTGCATGTCGATGGGATTGGCGGTGATTTGTAAAAATTCAAGCTGGCGCTGGCGCTGGGTCTCGCGCTGCATGGCGACGTTGACGCCGAGCACCTCTATGGACTCGTCTCCACGCAGCAGACCCGTCGTGTCGGTGAGCATGACCATATCGTACAGTTCCGAGACGGCCGGCTCGATGACGTCGTTGTCGACGTTGGCCGCAACTGTCTGCAGTATCTTGGCGGCGTTTCCCATAAGCATGGCAAGGCCAGAAGCAGTACGACCTGCACCGCCAACACGCTCAGACCCAGTAATATAACGGGGAATAGAGCTAAGCTCGTCAGCAATCTGAGTGAATTTCTCATATACGCCAAGCAGTTCCTGCGCGTTACTGCCGGGCTGAAAAAACGACACAGGCTGGAGGCCATTGGCGGACCCTAGGGGATCGGTAACTACGTGCCATCTCTTCCAGGGATACAGTTCGTCAGAGTTTTCGTTATCCGCGACACGATCATCGTTAACGACCACCTGCGGGCCTGATGCGATCGACATGTTGTTGATGAGGGAGCGGAGCGCAGCGTTTGCGGCATCCTGTATGTCAGCGAGAACGTCGGGGAGCGCATTACCCACAACCGTACCTGGGACCTTCTCAAACGAGGTGACGTAGTAGGGGGCGCGTTTCCTGAGGCTGGGCGATAACTGGACTTTGATGATGTATCTTCCGATTTTGAACGCATCGACGAAATAATCCCGCATCGGATCAGGCACCTGCGCCGGGTCGAAGCCCTGTTCGAGCAGCATCTCACCCTGCACGTAGCCATGGTACTCGAGCATGTCGATCATGCCCGACTGGTTCATCCTCGGGTCTTCGCGGCTCTCGGCGACGGCGCGCGCCGTCTCGGCGGTGGAGGCGCTGGTCTCGACGTAGCCGGTCTTGCCGTACCACCTGAGCACCTCGAGGATGGCGTCCTGATTGTAGCCCGGTAACCCTATGAGCTGGTTGAGGTCCTGTCTTGTGACCCGCGTCCGCTCGATGACCTCGGCGTCGGCGATGTCGCTGACGCCCGGCGTCCACCAGACGTCGAACCCCGACACCCGGTTCCAGAACATCTTGGGCTTGTCGATGATCTGCGCGACGCCCCCGACCCATGTCACCTCGGGCACGATCCTGACCACCGGCCCCTTCAGGCAGGCGAACGGGAACAGCGGCAGGTCGACCAGGAAGTCCTCCAGCGCGCCGTAGAAATTGCCCTCGATCAGAATGTCGTCGAGCTTGAGGAACGCCTTCTCGCACTCGACGCGGGCCTTCTTTATCGCCGCTGTCGCGGCCGAGGCCATCAATGCCGCCATGCGGTCCTTGACGACGTTCTGGGCCGGCGGCGGAGCGCCAAGGCCGGTCATCGTCTCGACCTCGATCTGCACCAGCTGCTGAACGTCGCCCATGATGTCGTCGGGCAGCGTCGGGCTGGGCGTCGGCTTGAGGCCCCACGGCTTCTCGACGTTGAGGTAAACGTCGCGGAGCAGTGAGGTGGCTCCGCGACATTTACCGGCGGTCAGCCGAGCGTAGATCTCGGAACCGCCAAAGCGCCTGATCTCGCCGAGTTTCTGGCTGTCGTACTGGCCGTTGAACACCCGCATGGCGGTGGTCAGCCGGTCGGTCCAGCCGTTGGCGCCGTCACGGTGACGGACGAACTGGGTGAACTTGTTGTCGATGAAGGCGACCAGGCTGTCGGCGAGCTTGCTGTCCTTGGACAGCTTGTCCTCTGCCGCGACCCGCGCGGCGTCGTCTGCGGCTTCCTGATCAGCTAGCTCGTCGGGTGAGACGATGCGAAGCACGGCCATCTACGATAATCTCCCCGAAAATTCATTACACCCAAGGGGATGAAGATGACAACCGCAACCGAGCCTGCCGAGCTGTTCGCCATCGATTTCGCCATGCTGGCGCGGGAAATCGCCATGGACATCTTCCCGCTGGCCGACATCCTGAAACTGCACCAGCTGACCGACGACGAGTGGCTGCGGATCTCCGAGCACCCGAAATTCCAGGAAATGGTGACGTCGATGACGCGCGAGTGGAACGCCGCGCTGAACACCAAGGAGCGCATCAAGGTCAAGGCGCAGACGGCGCTCGAGGCGCAGCTGGAGATCTACGTGCATGACATCGCCGACCCGCAGATCCCGCTAGCCCAGCGTGTCGAGGCAGGAAAGTTCCTGGCCCGGCTGGGGGAGATGGACGGGGTACGGGCCGGCGACGGCGCGGGGCAGTTCGTAATCTCGCTGAACATCGGCGACGTCCGCAAGGATGTGACGGTCGTACCCGGTACGACCAAAATGATCGAGGGGGAGGTAGTGGATGTCGATTAACTACACCCCACCACTCACCATCGAACGCTTCCACCTGTCGGATGCGTTCGTGCGCATCCTGATGGGACCGGTCGGCTCGGCCAAGACGACGGCGATGATCTTCGAGGTCTTAAGGCGGGCCATCGAGCAGAAACCGGGGCCTGACGGGGTAAGACGCACACGCTGGGTGGTGGTCAGGCAGACGCTGAGCCAGATGAAGATGACCATCCTGCTCGACATGCTGAGCTGGTTCCGCCGCTTCGCCACCTACAAGGTCTCGGAGCAACTGGTGACACTGCAGTTCAACGACGTCATCTGCGAGGTCTACCTGATCCCGCTGGAGGACGAGGAGGACCAGAAAAGGTTGCTTTCCATGCAGCTGACCGGCTGCGTGGTCAACGAGGCGATCGAGATTTCTGTCGACCTGATTTCGGCGATAGCAGGTAGATGTGGCAGGTATCCGTCGAAGGCCGAGGGCGGGCCGACATGGTTCGGCATCATCTGCGACACCAACGCGCCGACCGAGGGAAGTGACTGGTGGAAGGTCATGGAGGAAACCACGCCGGGCGACTGGCAGATCTTCCGGCAGCCGTCAGGGCTGAGCCTGGAAGCCGAGAATGTCGAAAACCTCCCCGACCGTTATTACGAACGGCTCGCCGAAAATCCCAACCGGGACTGGGTTCGGCGTTACGTCGAGTGCGAGTATGGCGAGGACCCGTCAGGGGTGGCGGTATTCCGCGACAGCTTCAAGCGCTCGTTTCACACGGTCGACGCACTGGAGCCGGTGGCCGGCAAGGTGATCCTGGTCGGCCAGGACTTTGGAAGGTCGCCATGTTCGCTGATCTGCCAGCCGGACCACAAGGGAAGACTGTTGATCCTCGACGAAGTGCTGGCCGAGGATATCGGCCTCGAAACCCATGTCACCCGATCCCTTAAGCCCGTGCTGTACTCCGACAGGTACATGGGCAAGATGTTCGCAGCTGTAGGCGACCCGTCGGGCGTCGCCAAGGGCAACATGCTCGAGGAGGACAGTTTCGATGTGCTCAGAAGGCTGGGTATCCCGGCCTTCCCGGCGCCAACCAACGCCATCGACGCCAGACTGGCGTCGGTCGAAAACCTGCTGTTCCAGCAGCGTGACGGAGGCGCGGCGCTGGTTATCGACAGGGGACGCTGCCCGATGCTGGTGCGCGCCCTTAACGGCGCTTATCGCTACCAACGTAATCAGGCTGGTCTGACGAAGCCTCTACCCGAGAAGAGTCATCCGGCATCTGACCTTGCTGACGCCCTGCAGTACGTTTGTTTAACTGTGAATTCCGGTCTTGCCGACTTTGTAGCGAAGCGGATACGGCCTCGAGAAAAGCGCTCCGGTCGTCCGAAGGTGTCAGCGGCGGGCTGGACCTAGTCAGCAGGGAGTCGATGATGATGTCGAGCTTGAGGGATATCTCCTTGAGGCGGTTGATGATCTCGCCCTGCGGCTCGGTGGCGTCGACGAGCACGTAGCGTGGCTTGTTACCGGTCACGGACCTAGTCTTCCTCCTCCAGCGCGTCCCTGATCTCGACCAGCAGGTGCTCGAGGTCGCCAAGCTGGTCTGTGGCGCTGTCGATGACGTCGGCCAGCGCCAGGATGGCGGCGGCGATCGCTATGGCGTTGCCATCGACGCCGAAGACCGTCATCACTCCGACCTTGTCGCGCAGGCGGGCGATATGGGCTTCGAAGTAGACGACCGGGTCGCTCACGGGTTCCTCGGCATGAACAGCTTCTGGAAGTTTTCCCTCGCCCAGACCTCGATACGTGTATCTGCGAAGCCGCTGTCTATCTGCACCTGCTGCAGGGCGACGTAGTCGCCGACACGGCACAGGGCGCGGGAAGACGGGTCGGTGGCGAGCGGGATCTTGAGGCACGGACCGGGCGCGATGTTCCTGAGCGGGTCGACGTCGGTGGAGTAGGCGGTCCAGTTGCGGTCTATCCAGTCGGGAGCGTTGGCAAGGCCGCCGGGATACTGCCACGCCTCGAGGATCTCGATGCGGCTGACATAGCGGGTGGCGTCGGGGTTGGGCTTCGGCGGCGGCGTAATGGTCATCTCACCTTCGAAGACGATGGTGTCGGCAGACGGGTCCTGGTCGAGCACCATGAAGTTCTTCTGGTACTCGGTCAGCCGCTGGGCGGCCGGGTCGCCAGAGGGGTTGGCCGTGTGCGGTGGGTCGGCTGGCAGCCCTGGTTCGTCGTCGTCCTCGTCGGGCTGCTCGTCCGGGGGCTGCTCGGCGGGATCGCGCGGACCGACGCCCGGCTCGGGATCATCCTGTTCAGGTTCCTCTTCGGGCGCCTGGCGGCGAGGATCGTCGGGTGGTGGCTGGTCGGGGCGTTCCGACGGCGGCACGGTGCCGGGCTGACGGGCAGCCTCGAGAGGGGTCGTCAGCTTTTCGAGCAGTTCGACAGTGTCGAGTTCCTCGACACTGTCGGCCATCTGTACACGGGCGGCACGCGGCATGGATGTCTCCTGGGTGGGTTTATCTGCGGTTCACGCGGTACTGCGATCTTAGCCGCGTCAGGCGGGGGACGCCATGGGCCTCGACCTCGGCCAGTTCCAGTTCGACCTTGCGCGCCTTCTGGTCCCTGTCGGCGAGGTACATGTCGAGCGCCCGGCGGACGTGCTCCTGGATGGCGATGCCATCGTCGGCGCGCAGCTGGGTGAGGCGCTCGAACTGCAGCTGGGTGATGCGCATCGGCAGCGGCCGGAGTTCGGAGCGGTGAACGATGTGGTTCGGCATGTTTTGATAACCCCAAGATGTTGTGGATGCCTGAGATGGATATACAATATGTTACGTGGATTTTCAAGTGCAAGTATTTTTAAGTCGTACTCGGTACGACTACGGGGTTTTTAGGTTAGATGTAATATGTTACGATGCCATGCTCCAGTCTACATGTCGGTAAGACTTAAAAAAGCGCGGGGGGGTGGGGGGGCGTTGGGCGGGTGTGGGGTACTGGTCGTACTAGGTATACTGCCCGTTAGCTTGTGCTGGTGGTATATGTACATCAACACTCAACAGTGAGGACTATGAAATGAATACCAAGACAAACGAGACTGCCAAGGCTGCGGCGCTTGTCGCGCAAGTCGAGGCTGCTGCCAAGGCGGACGCGCAATTCAAGGCGGACCGCGACTTCGCCCGGAACCTGATTACCGCCAAGGCGGAAGAGATGGGCAGCCAGTACGCTGCCGGGCAGATGAGCCTGACGCATCTCGCCTACCTGTACAGCGATGCCGTGCGCAGTGGCTACATGACAGACGGGGACGGCAACGACCTCTATCGCGCCTACGTCAAGGGCAACAACGACGCCGTCAAGGCGGGCAAGGTCACCATCGGGAACCGCGACTTTGTGGTCTCCGGCGCGGAAATGGCGGGCGACGACAAGTCGGCGCGGAACAATCTCAACTCCTTCGCGCGCCTCGCGGCGGCCGTTCACGGGATCGAACTCTATGAGGACGTCATTCGTGTTCGCAAATCGATCGACAAGGAACTCGTGGCCGGGTCCGAATACGTCTGCATGGTGCGGGTGAACCGCGCGCTGTCGAAACTCGCCGATGACAAGGCGTGGACTGAAGCGGACCTTCGCGCCGGCAAGATGCCGCGTCCGACTGACGACGACCTTCGCGCCATCATGACGAAGGAACAGGCCGCGCCAGCGACGTTCGCCAAGAAACTTGAGGATGCGGTGAACGCGCTTAAGACGCTCGTGAAGAAAGGCGACGCGAACGATCTCGGCATGCGCGATATCTTCGAGGCGCTTCTCGTGCTGCAGGGAAAGTATGTCGAGCGGGAAAATACAGCGCGCGAGAAGATGGTGCGCATTGGCCAGAACCCGGCTCATACCTTGCCCGACAACGCGAAAACCACGCTCGAGGCGGCCGAATGATGAAGGAAGGCGCCCCTTTGGGGCGCCTTTTTTTTTTGGCCTGGCCTAGCCTATCAACAACATCATCGGCAGCGGCAGCCCTAGTGGCGGCTACTGGCGCCACGGATTTTGCGAAACGCCAGTTAATGAAGATGATCGCTCGATGGGTCGTACTAGGTACAACTGCAATCGTGCCCCATAAGGGCACGATTGTCAATATGTACTTTGGGAGTAGGCCAGCATGGGAGATAATGGTTTAAATGGTCATAAAACCATTAAAATATATACAGACTATATAGCGCGTGTGTTCGCGCGAGCGTCGCGACGCGCGCACAGAGAGAGCGCTATATAGGGTGTGTATGTTTTCCTCGTTTTTAGCGCCAGTTAACGCCATTAAGGAGCACATCAATGCCGAAGAAAAAGCGCATTAACCGCTCCCTACGTAGTAGGGAGCGCAAACTACACTCTGACAAACTGCCGCCCATTAAAATCGGCGATCAGATTGTTGTTAACGTCACTGGCGGACGCGGAACCTCAAGAGGCCCGCTCGATGGCAAACGAGCGCGTGTCATCGCCATCGAACCCGATCCTCACACATATGGAACGCGACTTCGATTGTTCTTCAGGTCTCGAACCTGTGCATGGGTCATGCTGTCACAGGTCACCCGCATCGAAGTCACCGGCTCGAAGCAGGTGACCGAGCCGATAACATCCGACGAATGGATGCAGGCGTCTCGCCTGCCGACGCCCGACGGCCGCGCCTGTACGCGAACAGAGAAAGCTCTTGGCGTGACCAACAGCTTCAATGCTGGTCGCTAAACGCCACTTACAATCTGTAGTGAGTAAAAATTACCCACTGCTATGTATCCACCAGTCGTACCAGATACGACGCAACCGGAAGTAAGCAAGGAGACCACGATGAATGCCATGACTTACCGCAGCCATACCAACCACGGCCCGGCGTGGTTCACCGTCCAGATGAAATGCCATGAGGGCTGGCTCAACCTGCCGCTTCTCTCCTGCACAGCCCGGACGTTCGCCTTGCGCGACGAGGCCGAAGCCTGGCTCGACGAAGCCCGTCGCCGCATGCCGCGCACCCATCTGCGCGTCGCCGAGTGCAACGTGTTCGGCGAGCGCGTCTAGCCCGATCATCAATCAAACGAGGAGGATGCCATGTGATTTGGTCAGGGGTCACGTTAACCGGCCCCGCTCCCAATCACATGCCTACACGCCAGCGAGTAAGGCGCACTCGCTGGCGTGTGCCTATCAACAAGCGCCCCAACCAACGAAAGACCACGACATGATAAACCTTCTCAAGCAGATCCCGGCCCGCGAGTACGGCCTCATCTTCTGGCTCACCGTCGCCGCCGTCGCCATACCCGTATGGGCCATCTGGCAGCAGTACCGCGTCATCAACATCGAGGCTGGCGCCGAGGATGACTGCGCATACTACTATGGCGCCTACGCACTGGACGAAGTCGTCGGCATGACCGACAAGAACGGCGGCCACTACGTCATCTGCCAGTATCGTTAACACCAGCAACCAGTCGTACCAGATACGACCAGACCAACACCAGTTGAGGCCGGAACATGAGCGACGAACCAGCCATCGAGTTCTTCACCCTCTATGAGGACGACTTCGATGCCATCGCGCCACCTGTTCCGGCCCGCAAGGTCATTCCCGAATGGTTCAGAAACCTGCCGCCCGTCATCCCGGAAGCCATGAGCGCACAGACTTCAGGCCAGACGGTGAAAGCCTGCCCGGCATTCTTCGACGCCATGGCCGAGGGCTGGATCGTCTGCACGCCGGCCGACCTGTGGGTCGAGCTGTTCGACAATGGGCGTGGCGTCAACGTCGGCTCGCCCTATCCGCGCAACCTGGCCTCCACCCATTACGGCCACCAGATCAAAGGCTCGCCCGACGAGGCTCGAGCCATCGTCAAGTTCCATTCTATGTGGTGCGTGCGCACCTCACCCGGCATCTCCTGCCTGATGCTGCCGCCACTCAACAGACATGCCGACTTCAGCGTGTTCTCCGGCATTATCGACACCGATACGTTTCACCAGCAGATCGCGCCGCCTGCCGTGTTCACCCGTGGTGACGGCAACTTCACCATCCCCAAGGGCACGCCTCTTGCGCAGGTCATCCCATTCCGCCGCGAGGACTTTACCGCCGTCATCCGGCCACCCGACAGACACAGGGGAGAAGGTGACAACAACCTGCAGCAGCGCCAGTCGCTGTCCGAGGCAGGCCACTACCGCAGACACCTGCGGGCCAAGCGATAACCCTGACCCAACCAGTCGTACCAGGTACGACGACCACGAAACGAAAGGAAACGAAAATGGGTGTCATCACCAGAGCGCAGCGTGTCGCGCTCAAGCGCGTGTTCGACCGCACGCCGCTGTATGTGTGGCAGGACAGGCTGACCAGCGAGCCGCGCTACACCAATCATGAGCTGCTGACGTATCGTCAGTTCCGCAAGCGCGTGCACCATGCCAGCTACGACAGCTGCATCATGATCCAGTGGTGCGGCATGTGGCTCGGCATCGAGACCGACGGCTACACGCATTCATGACAACAAGGCAGCCACGGCGGAGATCGGCCGTGGCTGCAGAAATAAGGGATACACTTAAGGAGCAAATCATGCCCGACGATCTCCGCACAGATCACGTCGAACATGCTCGAGAATATAACAAGGCGTGGCCTATCAACA